TAAATACACCTAAATACTAAATATGTTAATATTTTATAGAAAATGTTGCCAACTTTGACTAGATTAATTGAATAAGACGAATCATTAAATTAAAGGTAATTAATTATGAATAAATTTAGTTGGATAGAAATTATAGAAATAACTGCAAAAATGTTTTGTTGCATTGCATTTATACCTGCTTGTTATTTTATTTTAATAATGATGATTGAATTACAAAACTCAATGGTGAATGTAATTGTCTAAAGAAGTTTCCCCCCCAAAGGAAAGCGATAAGACTGCTGACCAGACTCCTTTTGTTGACTCCAAAAAGTCAGTGGTCTTATCAGAACCTAACAGAGACATAACTCAGCTTTCATTAATAGAACAAGAAAAAGAAAAAAGAAATTTTGTAACTGGTGAAGAATGGGCAAGGCAAGATATTGAATGGCTAAGTAACTCATCAATTAATATGCCAAACTTTTTATGGTTTATGAAATACATCATATTAAGAGAGCATAAAAGAAAGATGGAAAGAAGTGCCAGAATGGATTGGGGAAAGTGGTTAGGTGAATGGGCAGGATTAGTAGCAACTGATTTTTGTAACATAGACCAAGCATGGGCATTTATAGTTGATAGTTCAAAAAGATATATACCAAGTACAGTCAATGAAGTTGATGGTGAGATGAATGAATTTTATTTAACCTTTGGTAAAAAAATGCTTACTGAAATGGTTTATCAAATACTTTATGAAAAACAAGATGGTGAAACAATACAATTAGAAAGACCAGTATATTATGTCATTAATGGCATTAGTGTTATGTGGACTGGCTTTATTGATATTGCTTATGTTGATGCAAGTGGTGTTTTAAAACATTGGACTGAGGTAAAAACATCATATCCAACCGCAGGTGGTCATTATAAAAAAGATTACAAAGATAAGTCTGGTGAAATAAAACCAGAGGGTTCAAGAATATGGAAATATCCTAGCAGTCCTAGTGAGCCTAAAGGTTTTCATCTTACACAAATGAGTATCTATGCTCATGCAGAAAATGTTTTAGGCGATATGCTTTATGTCAATCCTAGAGACTCAAGATTATTTAGACACACTGATTATAAAGAATTGCAGTGGGATAGATTAAAACAAGAAATGGAAACAATAAAAGATAAAGCAAGTGTTAGGCAAACTTTATTACAGATGTCTGATGACCCACTTAAAATTATTAAACTTGTACCACCAGAATACGAACATTTTTTCTTTAAGAACATTGAACCAGAATACAAGCAAATGATTTACGATATTTACAACAACAATAAAAAGGCAAACTAATGACTGAAAAAAAAGCACCAAAAAAAGTAGAAGAAAATAAAGAGGAAGTAACTCTAGTTAGAGACTTAAATATTTACCAAAAATTACATTATGCCCAAAGTATATGTGAGAAAGTAAGCAAGGAACAAACTGGTATGGGTTATTCAGCAGGTTCATACAATGATGTGCAACAAGTGGTTAAAGATGCTTGTATAAGTGCAAGGTTATTAGTTACACCACAACTACATACACATATAGAAAACGATAAAATTATTATGAATGTATCATTAGTAATTACAGACATTGATAATTATTTAAAAGATGAGCATGGAAACAATCAGCAATTTTTTTATAAGTGTGGTGATATTGCAGTAACACAAACATTAAAGGGCAATCAAAATGATGCAAAGGCAAGTGGCTCTTTATTTAGTTATGGGTATAAATACCTGCTACAAAAATTCTTTCTATTAAACATAGAAGAATCTCAAGATTTAGATTTTGAGCAAACTAAAAGTCCATCAACAGATGGATTTGATTTAAACAAACTAAAATAGAGGAAAGTTAAATGGCAGAACCATATAATGTTCTTGAAAAGGGTGATGTAAAACTCTTTAAAAAGAACCCTAAGAAAACTCAAGACAATCACCCAGACCTCAAGCCAGTAGGCTATGATGGTGAAATTTGGGACACAATTAAATTTGATAGTGCTTTATTAGAAAAGATTAATGCTGATAAAGGCATTGTTCAAGTTGCTATCTATGTTCAAGATGATGGACTAAAGGTTATCTTTAAGCCTAAGTGGGTTAATCCAAACCCAAAGACTGATGCAGGTGCTAATGCACCATCAGAAACACCTGCAATAGCTGATTTAGTAAATGATGGTGACATAGATGATGAGATACCTTTTTAATGCAGTACGGATTAGACATACTACATAAAGCAGGAAACTTAATCACTGGTGATAGAAAACGTAAGCATGGTGATTTTATCAAGAACCATGAGAACATTGCAAAACTATGGTCTGGGTATCTAGGTGTAGATTTATCTGCCCTAGATGTCCTAACAATGATGGCTCTGCTGAAAGTTGCTAGAACTAAAGCAGGTGATTATGACCCAGACAATTACATAGACTTAATTGGTTATTCAGCATTAGCAGGTCAATTAGCAAGTAAATTAAATGAGGAAAAAGTAAATGAAGTTGATGAGTAGAACACAAAAGTTCTTTGTAGATGGTTACAGAATTTATGCAATCATTGGCTTTGAAACTAATGAAGTTGGCCTTACTGCTAGATATTTAAGAATGTTTTTAAAACCTTACGAACAAACTTTAGATAAAGAATGTAAGGCTCATTGTATATCAATAACCAGAAACCTTGAGAAAGATGATAGCTTTGAGGATATTGCAGAGGACTTAACTAAAGAAAGTAAGGTAGGTGCAGTTGTGCATTATATTAAAAATAATTTAATTGATATTATTGCAAATGTTCAACCAGATAAGATTGTTAAATTAAATACAGACCCATATAAAAAAGTTAAATAAGAAAGATAATAATGCCAAAACAAAATCAACCAAAATACTTAAATCAAAGTGTTAGTCATTATAATATTGGTTTTAACATTAAACGACCCAAAGCCATTGAGATGGATAAAAAATTAGAAAGAATTAGAAAAAGATTAGAAAAAGATAGAAGAAAACTTTATTTAGAAAGTGTGGCAGAGAAATTAGATAAGGGTCAAAAAAACTGGTATGTACCACATAATCATGCCACTAGAGGTCAAGTATTAGAACTATTAATTAACTATTATCTTGATAATGTTCAGTGCGACTAGAGTCTGTATTACCTGCAATAGTACATTTACTATCCACCACCCTGCCCAGAAACGTAAGAAATATTGTAGTGATAGATGCAGTAAATCTTGGACTCAAAAAGTAAAGAAAGAAAAGAATCATGAATCCAATGAACCCAGATGATGAATATGGTTGGCTACTTCCATAATAAATAATACTTGCAAAAAAATTCACTTTGAGTAAACATTGTAGCCAGACAAGGTGAATTTGAGGTGAACGATTTAATTTGTGTGGCATTTTCACTGGGTTTTTTGGGTCATTGCTTATTGTAGGCAAGGGGTTGTTTGCAATATCATATATTCTGCGAAATACTGCTCGTTGCTTTTGCACCAAAAACCTAGCTTTTTTGTGAATATTTAGCAAGAGAATCACCACCAAAAAACAATAAACCTACAATTTTAGCTATTGTCTAACAGACTTGTCAATGTCTGGGTAAAAGGTAATCATTAAACAATTTGCCACTATTGACAATATGGCTACGAATGGTAAGTTAGTAGCCAGTTAAAACAATATAGACAAAGGAGTCGATAATGAAAAAAAATTATATAAACATAGACCAAGTTTATGTGCCTCATAGTTTGGTAAGTGATTTAAAAAAAGATAAGAATTATGAGTTTGCAGTACATAGTATAGTGAATGGTTATTTAACAGATTATCGTGATGATGGTTCTGTTGATTTAATTTTTCCTCATGTTGATGATTATAATTCAAGAATAGAATCATTAATGGCAGTTCACAACATTGGCAAAAGAATGGCTAAGAAAGTTTATAATGTTGCCCATGAAATATTTGACTGGACTTTAAGGCAACAAGATTTTTACAGAGAACAAAAATATTTGGCAAGACAAACAAATCGAACTTTTAATTAATTTTATCTTACACCCCATACTTAGTTGTGGGGTGAGAGATACAATTAAGTATCAAACAAAAGGAAAGTTACAAATGAATGAATTGAGAATGATACAACGTATGCAAGATATACCAAAAGAAGTTATTGAGAATAGAAGTCAACAAGCAAAATCATTTGCTACCTCTATACAAAAAGCAATGTGTCGATACATGGGTCATCAACTTCAATATGATATGTATAAAAAATTTGAAGATGGTGAAGAAATAAATATTAAAAATATACGACAAATAATTGAGACTTGCATTGATGATGTAATTATTAAAATTGATAATGAAAATTTATAAATAATTTTATCTTACACCCCATACTTAGTTGTGGGGTGAGAGATACAATTAAGTATCAATAAAAGGAAAAAACCATGAACCAAAAATTTATAAAACTTATGAACTGCATGAGAGAGGCTCTAAGTATTGTAGTTATCAATAATAAGTTTCTTTCTAAAGACCCTTTTGTTACTGATGACCAAGTTAAGCAATATAGAAAAATGCTAAAACTTAATTTGAAAGAACAAAATGACACCATGAAAGATTTAACAAGACAAGCAAATATACAATCGAAAGCGAGGCAACTAGGTGAGTGAATTACAGATATTAAATACTTGGCAAGATAAGTTGCAGGGTTCACCAATCTATCCATTGGCTAATGGTAAATTGCAAACCTATGTGCAGATTGAGGGCAAGAAAACTGATAATGGTAAAGTGCGTTTTACCAGTATTAGTCAAGACAAGTTACTAAAAAAAATAGCAAACTTTATTAGTGATGTTGAACGAGGCAAATATGTTTTAAAAAAAGATGAGAAGAATAAAACAGTAAGTTGCCCTGCTATTGTAAATAAAATTATACAAGAGATACAACATGACATTATGATGAACAAATATATTAAAAAGAGTAAGGCAATAGAACGTATTAATATACTTGAGAAAATAATTAAAGTTTGTGAGTCTGATAGAGAAGAATTATATACCACACCTATTAATATGTGGACTTTAAGGCATTGTGATAGATTTAGGAAACAAATTACATCTGTTGCCAGTAAATCTACCGCAGGTGTAAATATAAAATATTTTAATCAACTGGCAAGGGTAGTTGCTTATGCTCAAGTTCATTATGGCTTAGAAAATAATGTGGTGAATGATTATAGGCAGAACACTGATATAATGAGACATGGTTATTTTACAGTCTCAAGACGAGAACGTAAGTATGTTTTAAAAAGACTTATGATGGACTGGTCAATCGAGAAAATGCGTAAATTCTTTAATGAGATAAAAGACTACGATTATATTTGGTATATGCTAATTTATGTGTTGGCTAACACTGGGGTAAGACGTTCTGAATTGTTTGGATTAAGACAACAAGATTTTACTTTTAGCCACAATGGGCAAAGTTATTTTACAATTTGTGGTCAAATAGATAGAAATGGTTTGCGTGTTGAATTTACTAAGTCTGAGCAAAGTGATTATCGAACCATACCAGTAGGTTTAGGGTTGGCAAGAAAGTTAAGAGATTACATTGAAACAATGAAAATGAACCCACTAATAGATAACCCAGAGGGTATTTTGTTTCCTATGTTAAATGGATTTAAGATTGGCTCTAAGACTAAGAATGGCACTGCTTGTTATTATAAAGCACCTACTGGTGCGTCTAGGTTAGCAGATATGATGTTTGGTGAGTATGCGTTGCCTAAAGGTCTAGCATTTCATTTTTTTAGGTCTTGGATTGCAACCCAGTGGGCAAAGTATGATGTTCATACAGAGTTTAATATTGCTCGTTTCTTGGGTCATACAGATATGAACACAACAAAGGATAGTTATATTCATGTTAATGATGGTGCGATTGAAAAGATAAATGTAGATGATTTTAAAGATAATCTATTATTCTAGGACTTATACTTTTTAATAAAATCATCTAAGGGATTTGAGGGAAAGCCAAGTTTTTCCTTTCTTAGTTTTTCCTCATCTTCTCTTTCTTTAGCAAAATGTTTTTCTGAACACCTATCCCATTTAGAATGATGGATATAAATTTTGTGCATAGTTGGTTCGTATTTTTCTTGTACTATAAAACCATCAGACCTTACCACGTTAGTCAGACATATTGGGCATACACCCATAACATCTGTTGCAGGAAACTTTTTGCTATATGGGTGGTATTTAGTCTTTCTAGGACTCAATTACTTCTTCTTTGAAATAATTTTGTTGATACCAGTTACACCCATACTGGCACTTACAACAATAGAAATCATTATCCAAAACATAGGGTCAGCAGATTGCAAAATTGCCCAACCTTTTTCCATGTGTGGTTGCGTATAAGGAACAAAGTGGCAGATTAACAAACCTAAAAACGTACAAACAACAATCTCATCTTTTATGGAGTCTTTTTGTGCATTGATATGAGCCACGTCTATTTTAGTAGCACCCTCAATCTCTTTGGCTCTAATGATTTTGTCCTTGTCCATTTTGTGCTGAATAGCACCAGTGGTTTTTGAAATTACTAAATCCACGACTGGGTTTTTAACTAAACCTAATAATGGTTTTGCAACACCTAAGAGTGGTTTTATAAATAATAATGGGTTCATACTGTTTCACCTTTTGCAATGTTACAATTAAATTCTATTTTAATTAGATGCTCTGGTTGGTTTTCAAACACATGAATTAAATCATGTTCTAAATCCATACGATTTTCATGCAGAAAACTTTTGCAGGATTCTTGATTGTTAAATGTTACTTTTTGGTAGTGGGACTCATAATCTGGTGCATTTAAAAAACTAAGCACTACTGTTAC